TGTCGCTACAAAACAAGCGTTGCACGATCTGTCCATCGCGGAAATCCACATTGCTGGCGGCTTGTACGACAAACTTAAACCCGTGATTGACAAGACTTACGGGCCGATTGCAAACCTTAATATCTTGATTGAACACATGACAAACATGGAAGTGAAGATTACCAATGACTGAAATTATCCAAGGTTCGGATGCTTGGTTTGCTGCCCGTTTAGGAAAAGTGACTGCATCCCGTGTGGCTGACGTTATCGCCAAGACCAAGACTGGTTACAGCACCAGCCGCGACAACTACATGGCGCAGCTTGTTTGCGAACGCTTGACGGGCCAAAAGGGTGAGAGCTTTAGCAACTCTGCTATGCAATGGGGTACAGACACAGAACCCAAGGCTAGAGAAGCGTACATGGCTGCTAGGTTTGAAATCGTGACAGAGGTGGGGTTTGTTAACCACCCAACGATTGAAGATGCTGGCGCCTCGCCTGATGGTCTTGTTGGTGACTTAGGACTCATTGAAATCAAGTGCCCAAATTCACATACAGCTATTGAAACATTATTAAGCCAAACAGTCCCAAGCAAATACAACACCCAGATGCAATGGCAGATGATCTGCACAGGCAGACATTGGACAGACTTTGTGAGCTACGACCCACGCCTACCAGCAGAGCTGCAACTGTTTATCAAGCGTGTGGAATACGACCCAGTTTTTGGCGCAATGCTAGAAAAAGAAGTTATCGGCTTTCTCAAAGAGCTTGATAACAAAATTGAACAACTAATGAAAGTGAAAAATGGCAACAATTTATGAAGTAACCGTCCGCGCAGGTACATACCAAAAAGACGGTCAAGAAAAGATCAAATATCAACGGATTGGGTCTGTCATTGAGACTAAAAAAGGCTTGATGCTGAAACTTGACCAAGTGCCTTTGGTTGAAGGCGGTTGGGAGGGTTGGGCCTATCTTTTTGAGCCTAAAGAAGATGGTTATAAAACTTCAGCAAAATCCAAATTGTCAGTTAGCGATTTACCTGACGAAGATTTGCCTTTTTAATTTTCGGGGGTGAAAGTCAGCAATTTGCAGTTGCCATTGATTAGTAGCCCCCATTTTTTTATAGGAACAAATATGTTTAGTTTTTTATCACGCGCCAAAGACCCAATCACTAGCTTAAAAGCTGCTTTTCAAACTCCCGACTTGATGAAAGAACACGAAGAAGTCATCATTGCTTGTCTTAGGAGGTTTGGGCCTTTGGGTAAAGACGGCATTGCACGACATTCTGGGTTATCAGGTAACCAGGTAGCCAGACGTTTAAAGAAGCTCCAAATCGAGGGGTTTATTGAGTTAACAGGCAATGAGGTCTTGTCAGACAGCAGACGCAAAGAACGTGAATGGGCTTTTGTGCCCGTACAGGAGGGATTGATATGAAAAGAGCAATGAAACAGGCACTTGAGGCGTTAGAAGACGCAAAAACACATGGTTTAGTTTACGTAAATGAAATTGTTGATTTACGCCAAGCCATCGCAAAGGCAGAAAAGCAGGGTGAGCCTGTGGCAAAACTTTTTGGAACTTTGCCTGTGTATGACACCACACCGCCAAGGGAGAACACATGACAATGATCGACATAAACTGTTGGGAACGTGGGTGCGCCTGCTACGACAGCCGAATAGCTGATGAAACTGTTGAGGTAGTACGGCGTAAATGGGTCGGGCTGACGGATGAGGAGATTGACAAGGCGTGGCGCAGTGTTGACTACACGGTTCCTTTGGAGCAGCTCCGCATCGACATTGCCCAAGCCATTGAAGCCAAACTAAGGAGAAAAAATGAAAAGCTATGAAGACGAAGCATTTGACGACATTGAAAAAGCACAGCAACGCAAGGTAGCTCATGGGGTTACAGATGGCTCTCTATGGCGCAAAAGGCAAGAGCCTGACCCTATCCTAGCAATGGCGCGTCACGCTGGCTTTACGGTAGAAAACGGCAAGATTACAGATGGCACAGATTCTGGCGTTGACATTTCTGATGAACTCAGAGCGTTTGCTAGGTTGTTGTCTACCAAGGAATAACGATGGGTAACTTAGAAGTCATCATTATTTTGCTTTTGGCAGGAGGCTTTTTGTTTACTGCCGTGTTTTTTATTGTGATTATGTTGATGGTCGCAATGGACTAGGAGGATGTATGAAAGTAACTTTAGAGTTTAATGATCTTGAAGACGCAAAAAGAGCTATCCATGCTGCCGATGCCTGGATAGCTCTTAGCGAAATCAGCGAATTGTTGCGATCACAGCGCAAGCACGACGTTCCATCAGAACAGACTTTGATCTGTATTCAGGAAATCGTGCAAGAAACTATGCCGCTAATTTATTCTTGAATTTCTTCTTCAACAAGAACCCACTCGTCTAGGTCTTCGTCATAGGCGTAGGTGTTGCCTTCTTCGTCTGTAAAGACCATATCTTCCTCTTTAGTCCAGTCGCACTCTTGTTGTGCGGCAACAAACTCTTGAAGAATGGCGATCTTATTGAAATCGTCAGTTTCAATAGTGATGTTTTCATCCCATCCAACATTGATAACAAATGTGTACATACGAATCCTTTTAAACATTAATGATCTTTCCTCTAAATTCCACTTGCCCATCAGCCCATTTGTGAACTAACTCAGGCCACAACAGTTTTCCATCAATAAATGACAAAACAGCGAAACCTGAACGGTGATTTAACGGGTTATCTTCACCGTAACTAAATTGTGGGCCATACGGCTCAGCAAGAGTACCCGTATCAACCCCAAACCTGTTTCCATTGTAGTCAGCAAAAGGTGTTACTTTAAGGCTGTGTAAATGCCCAGTCACCACCGTTTTCCCGCTTGCCGAGGCATTGTTGTGGGTAGCGTGAACACCGCCTTTAAACCTGTGCTTAACAACAACATCGGGAGTAGGCCAGCACGACATACAAAACTCCCAATCTGGCAAATGATCTTGCAACCTAAACCCAAAAGTCTCTGCAAACTGAGGCGCATTGGACGCTAGACGGGCGTTAAATCTTGCATCATGGTTACCCCATGTGTACATCAATTTGACGTTGTGGCGGGCTTTTTTAGCCGCTTCCTCAATCTCACCAAGTGCTGCTTGACAGGCTTTAAGCTCTTCAATAACAGATGGTTCTTTATGGCCAATACCAGAAGGAGGATGGCGGCTGATAGATGCCCCGTCCAAAGCGTCGCCGTTACAGATCACAGCTTGCGGACTAAACTCATTGATAGCCCAGAGCAACCCATCAAAAGCTGTTGTGCGTATACCAGGCCAAAAGTGGGCATCTGAAAACACAAGGACTGTACCGTTTAGGATACCAAGTTGGTATCTTTCATATGCAAATGCGGGCATCCGATCGGGTCTAGGGGCACTTCCCCCAAGGTTTTTTGCTTCTAGTTTGACGTTGTGTCTAAGTTCTAGGGTCGTTCTACGTCTTTGAATTGTCCGAATGTTGCCGCCTATAAGTTTTTGGATTTCAGTTGCTGAACCTGTATTGTTCCAAAGTTCAATAAATTCAGCATCGGAAACAGTCGGTTTCATTGCCATGATTACTCCAGTTTTAACCGCCAGTAACTTGTGTGCTTTGTCATCCAAGGATTAGTTGGATTAAACATTTTGAACCCACAAGAAATCAAAGAGTTTGCAGAAGCAGGATTCTCATAAGTGCTTGTGATCAACCACTTCAATCCAAGAGCTTTCGCTTGTCTGATTCGCACCCGAATAAACTTCTTTTGTAGTCCACGTCCACGATGATCCGCAAGAACACCACACCGCACCAAGTAACCGCAATCAGACCACCAAGAGCTATACACAAGCCCCGCAAAGCCACAAGACTTGCCATCCTCAGAAGCAATCCACCAATATCCATGATTTGTGTCATAGGCAGTATCGTAGGGTAGGCACTTCTTTTGAAGTACAGACAATTTCATCTGTACTTCAGGGCTGCGAGTGTTAACACGCTTGATTTGCATGAGCGTATTAGATGATGGCAGTATGAACTATTTATGAATAGACGCGTGTGCCTTGCTTGTCAATGATTAACGCCTGCTTACGCGGCTTGCCCATTGGCTCGGTTGGAACAGATATATGCGTCCAGCCACCACCTGTCGGTGATGCAAATTCTCTGATTACTTGGTCATACCCTATGTCAGACGCAATGATGGCCTTCACGACCTCATCAGGCGTCATGCCAGGTATGCGGATGTCAGCCGCACACCCAACACGATGCTGCGATGAATCTTTTGAACCCACCGCATCATTCACAGCTTTACTGCGAAATGCACTATTAACCATCACAGGCTTGCCGCCAAGAACAGTTTTAACTTGTTCTAAAAACTCAGCCAATCGTTTTAAATTGTTGATCTCAATGTCGTTAGGCGTGTTGTCTAACTCACGGTGATCGGTATGGGTCAGCTCATCAAGGGTAAAGTTTTGAGATAGTTGCATTAGTGTTTATGGCTTGCGCCAAAATAATAGGACAAGACCATAACCAGCGCACCGTCTAGCGTTCCCAATACACGGATGATGATCTCGCGCATCTCGGTTGGCACAACGTGGGTAAGCAGGTGGTACTGAATAAAGCCCCACGCAATTACGATAATGATCGCAAGGATAGGCGTCACAGATTTGTTCAGGATAGGTGCGCTCTCGCTGGTAGCCATCGTCACTTCTGCTTTACGGGCGTCAGAACGGTCAGCAGCATCGAGCTTGGCATATTCCAGTTCTAACTCTTGAAGTTTAGACGCAGCCGCTGGATCAGTCGCAATAGCTTTAGCCACCGCCTCCACACTATCAGAAACCCCCAGTTTGCCAGCGATTGCGCTAATAGCAGCGCCACCAAGGGGGCCAGCGACAACAGTAGCCAGGGTGGGAGCAAACCCTTTGAGTAAGTTGAAAATATCATTCATTGTCCTTTTCCTTTCTACAGATTTTTAATTCATTTTTAATG